TCTGAAAAATATCAACCAGTCCTCACCAATATATATGCCGGTCTGGGGATTCCCCCTACCCTTACGGGCATGGCTAGTAGCGGTGGAGGGTTTACCAATAATTTCATCTCTTTGAAGACTCTAGTAGAAAGACTGGAATATGGCAGAGGGGTTTTGTCTGATTTCTGGAATCAGGAAATTGAAATTGTGCAAAAGGCCATGGGGTTTAGGTTGCCCGCTAGGGTTCATTTTGATCAGATGACTTTATCTGATGAAGCATCAGAAAAAAATCTGTTAATTCAATTAGCTGACAGAGATATTATTAGTTACGAGACCCTACAAGAGAGATTCGGTGAGATTCCTGAGATTGAAAAAATTAGGATGAAACGAGAAGCAAAGGAAAGAAAAATGGAGTCTGTTCCACAAAAGGCTGGACCGTATCACAATCCACAACATCGTAATGATTTGGAAAAAATTGCTTTGCAGAAGGACTTGGTCGGCGCGGAAGATCTTGGACTTGTTCCGTGTGATGAAACTGGAAATCATCCGTTTAGTAATCCAGATGATAGACGTAGTGATGATCAGATTGAAGAAAAGAAAGACGAGATTAAGGATAAACAGGAAAACAGAGATCAGAAAAAGTTTGATATGCAGCAGGAGAAAAAAGAGCAAGATCCAAATTTCCAACAAGAACAAGAACAGTTTGCTCCGAAGGGGCGTCCTGAAGATGGTCGGCCCAAAAATGCTAAAGATAAACAAAAGCGTAAACAAAAAAAGGTTACCCCTCGGGTTGCCGCTGACTCAGAGCATATTAATCTTATGCTGTGGGCCACACAAACGCAAAATAAGATTGCAGAAATTACACACCCTCCTCTTCTAGCGTACTATGGCAAGAAAAATTTGCGAGGATTAACAAAAGCGCAAATGGAAGAGTTGGAGTACATTAAGCTTGGTCTGCTATGTAACATAGAACCTTACACAGCCGTCGATGCCGAGCTTGTAAGTAGTATTCTTAAACAAAATCTTGAAGCCGACGCATCTGTGTTGACAGTTTTAAAGCAATTCAATAATGACTTTGTTACTGTAAACGATAGATCTCCGACTATTGATGAAACAAGATATATGCACATTTCTGCATACGCTCTTCACTGTCGCAGCTAGTTTTTGGATTTATTTAGATTTCTGGTGTATAGTTTATTGAGGTGAATTATATGAGCGTACCTATTTATAAAAACGAAATCGAAGATGGTCTTGAAGAGGTGATTCGGGCCAATTCTAGTATTGCGTATTCGTCCCCCTTGAAGAGTCACACTCCCACCAAGGGCGAGAAAGAAAAAGCTAAATTGATTGCGTTAGAATCCGTTACGGAAGAATCCGCTGCGGAGAACAAAAATCAATTTGATTTGTATTACTTAAATTCTGTTCTGGTTTCTACAGGGTGGAATAAAAATGACGATATTTTTGATATCGAAGAAACATGGTCCGCAAGAAATACACCCGAAGATAAGCAGTTCAATTTTATGCACGATGAAACAGATATTATCGGACATATAACTGGAAATTTTGTTATCGACGCTGCTGGTCAAAAGGTCCACGAGATTGTTGGAGTAAAAAATCTCCCAGAGCAATTTGACATCGTTACTAGCGCCGTTCTTTATAATAGTTGGTCGGACCCCAAGTTAACGGAAAGAATGGCTAAGATTATTTCTGAAATTGAAGAAGACAAATGGTTTGTCAGCATGGAGTGTTTGTTTGCAGGGTTTGATTATGGTGTAATTGCTCCTGACGGACAGCACAAAACCATAGCAAGAAGCGAAGAATCTTCATTTTTAACAAAACATCTTAGATCATATGGAGGCACAGGAGAGTACGAGGGACACAGGCTTGGGCGTTTATTGAGAAGTATAGCGTTTTCTGGTAAAGGTCTGGTTAGCAATCCGGCCAATCCAAAAAGTGTCATTATTAATGACACCGATTTGTTTAAGCACAATGAGACATATTCGATAACTCAGTCAAATATAAGGGAGAACTTCAACATGGCTAATGAAGACATCCAATTACTACAAAAACAGAATGATGAACTTAAGGCTGCTTTCGAGCAGGTTAAAAGCGATGAAGAAGCTTTAAGGTCTGAAATTTCTAAGAAGAAGGATGAAGAGGTACAGGCTAAGGTCGATGCTTTTGAAGTATCTATTCTTGAAAGAGATGAAGCTATTGCTAAGATGCAAGAAGGCGTAACAGCTTTTGAAGTAAGGATTCAAGAGATTGAAGAGCTACTAGCTAAGAAGGATAAAGAGCTCACTGAAGCTAATTCAAAGATCCAAGCTCATGAAACTGCAATTAAACTAGAAGCTCGTAAGACAGCCCTAGTTGAAGCTGGTTTCGATGAAATCGATATTGAAAAGGCTCTAGAAACATTCGCTGACGTTTCAGATAAAATGTTTGACGAGATTGTTAATCTTACCGCTAAGAAAGACAATCCCTTCTTCGATAAGAAGAAGAAGAAAGACGATGAAGAAGAGGAAGAAGATGCCGGTTCTATGAAGAAGAAGGCCGAAACTGAAGCTATCGACGACACCGACGAGACCGTCGATGAAGCAGAAGCTGATGTAGACGTTGAAGCTCTTGATAATGTAGAAGAAGATACTGACGTTGCCCTTGCTGATGCTGGTAACGACGAAATTGATTCTGCACGAACAAGTGCAAGCTCATGGCTTGAAAAGCATGTTCTTCATACCACAGCTAGTATCGATAAGTAACCAATTAGTAAAATCTTATTGTCCATAAAATAGGAGAAATAGATATGGCTTTAAAAGCTGATAGACATGAACTTGATGTAGACATTAGTTTCTTTATGAACGAAACTGGCGAAAAAGGTCAGATTGTTGTTTTCAGTACCGCTGGTTCTGGCGCAGCAATGGATCAAGCACAAGCATTGGTAACTGTTGCCGCTGCTGACGCCACCAACATTCCAGTTGGCGTTTTGCTCAACGATGTAGTTGATCTTGACCTCACCCGTCAACATATCAACTTCCATAAAGACGAAGTTCAAAAGGGCGGCAAAGTTAGCCTCCTTAAGAAGGGTTACATTGTAACTGATCAGATTACAGGTACACCCGCCGCTGGCGCTATTGCGTTCCTCGATGATGCTGATACTGGCAAGTTTGCCACAGAAGACGAAGTCGCTGACACTTTGTACAGTCAGGTTGGTCGTTTTATGTCCATTAAGGACGAAGACGGTTACTGCAAGGTAGAAGTCAACCTGCCTTCACCGATGAACAAGGCTGGCGCCGCTGGCACTGATATTTAAGATTAACCCTTCAAAAAGGAGACTATAGAATGACTAATATGACTAGACCTGACGGGTCGTTTATCGAACTTATCAAGCGCTCTGGTAGTGCTGATAAGAACGAAGCGCTCACCGCTCAGCACGAGTTAGCCATTGCTCTTGAATTGCCTCTGCGCAAAGGAGTCTTGGTTGGCGATGTGCTAGATAACATTTTCCAACGACTACCAATGGAGCCGGGCGTTAGCGTGGAATTTCCACTCGACCTCCTCTCTCCGGGTACGGAAAATGAGCATGTTGCTTACACTAACCCCGGCCATGGCCGTATTCCAGAACGAGCTGTGGAAGGCGACTATGTCATGGTTCCCACGTACACGGTTGCAAGTTCAATCGATTATCTCTTGCGCTATGCAAGAGAAGCACGTTGGGATGTAGTGGGTCGTGCTATGCAGGTTCTCGAAGCCGGATTCATTAAGAAGATTAATGATGATGGTTGGCACACCCTGCTTGCTGCTGGCGTAGACCGCAACATTTTGGTTTACGATGCTGATGCTTCCGCTGGGCAGTTTACAAAGCGCCTCGTATCTCTTCTGAAGAGTGTGATGCGTCGTAACGCTGGCGGAAACTCTGGCTCTCTCAATCGCGGCAGATTGACAGACCTGTGGCTCAGTCCTGAAGCCCTTGAAGACATCAGGAACTGGGGTCTTGATCAGGTTGATGAAGTCACTCGTCGTGAGATTTATATGGCTGGTGATGATGGTGGTCCTCTGACTCGCGTGTTTGGTGTAAACCTTCACGATATTGATGAGCTTGGCGAAGGCCAAGAGTACCAGCAGTTTTTCACCGATCAGCTTGTCGGTACGCTTCAGACTGCTGATACAGAGCTAGTTGTTGGTCTTGATCTTTCAGCCAACGATAGCTTTATCATGCCTATGAAGCAAGAAGTTCAGATCTTTGAAGATGAAGCACTTCATCGCCATCAAAGAGCGGGCTTCTACGGCTGGGCTGAGTTGGGATTTGCTGTGCTGGACAACAGGAGAATTCTCCTAGGCTCCTTCTAATCCCAAGCAAATTTGTTTACAAGAAAGCCGTCCTCATGAAAAGTGAGGGCGGTTTTTTTGTATTTGGTGTATAATAGAATGTACAGTCCCATTATAATCTGATTGAATAAAAATGACTAAAAAAAGCAAGACCGACTTAACATCGCAGATTAATAGTCTTCTGCCAGATAATATAGTGGGAGATATTTCCCCTACAGATATACGTGTTAATTTTACAGACGGAATTGATTCTTTTGCCGCTATTGATACAGGCATGACCCCCGCAGACGGAGGGGTGGTTTTTTGGACCAGTGCTGATGTTGTTAGCTACGATGCGGATGTGAAGTGGAGCGCTTCTAATAATGAATTAACTTTGAACGGTCAGCTTATAATGCAAAATGATAATTCCCCGGCTTCCTCCAGTGAAACATGCAGTCAGGGTGAAATAAGATGGGGAAGTTCTGGTGCCAATCATCATCTATATATTTGTGTTAGTACAGATACATGGAAGAGAGCGGAATTAGCCTCTTTTTAAGAATATAGGAGATCACAATGTCAGATGCTATGAGCGATTATTTGGAAGAAAAGCTAATCAATCATGTATTGAGAAATACGGCTTTTGTTACTCCCGGCACAAGCGTATATGTGGGACTAATTCAGTTTTATGAATCCCATATTCTAGAAGCCGGTACATTGACTCAAGAGGTTAGCGGAGGTTCATACGCTAGACAACAGCACAGTGCTTGGGACGACCCCTCTGGCGCTGGGGCTACTGAAAATACTGGAGTTATTACATTTCCTACTGCCACCGCAGACTGGGGCTGGATTTCTGGTGTTATTGTTTCGGATGCCGCAACAGCCGGAAATGTACTTTTGCATGGGGCTTTAACTACCCCTAGAGATGTGGTGAGTGGTGATGTATTCAAATTCAATGATGGTGATTTGGATATCTCCTTTACGTAGGAATATGCCCTTTTAAGAAAACAGCGAGGGTATAATGGCTCTAGTTTTAGCAGATAGAGTAAAAGAAACCACGGTTACTACAGGGACCGGTGTAATTACCCTTGCCGGTGCTGTAGGTGGATTTCAAACATTCTTAGCCGGTGTAGGCAATAGCAACACTACCTACTACACCATAGAGGACGCTGACGGTACGGGGTGGGAAGTTGGTCTCGGAACACTCAATGCTGACTCTACTACGCTTACCCGCACAACTGTTTATCAGAGTACGAATAGTGATGCTGCTATTACTTTAACCAGCGGCACTCATACTGTCTTCTGTACATACGCCGCGGGTAAATCTGTACATTTAGATGCAAACGGGGTTATTGCTCCTGCTCTTGAGCTAGACGATTTAACTGATGTTATA